GGGTGCATCTCATCATGCAACAGCCATAGGATCTAAATCAAATCTTCCAAAATCTACTCAAGAAGCTGTAGCAGCTTACGCTACTGGAGTAGATACAACAAAAATTACAGCAGTTGTTGGCGGTAGAGCTGGAGCGGTAGCCATGAGGGGCGGAACAGCAACAAGTTATGGACAGTTGAGTAAGGGTGGAAAAGAATCTGCGGACAAAATTCAAAATGTTGTTGATGGCCTCATAGGAATGGATACAAAGTCAAAACAATATACAGATACATTAGCTGGTTTAAATTCTAAATCAATAAATCAAAAAGATGCAATGACAGCGTTAAGTCTTTCATATGGAAAAACAGATAAAGATGTTGCAAAACAAATTGATTTGATGAATAAAAATGGATTATCTGTTTCTCAGGCAGCACAATTATTCAAAGCATCATCAATAAACGCCACTGGAACAGCAAAAGAAATAATGGATAATCTTAAAAAAGGTCTAAAACCAGATGCAAAAATGTGGGAAAAAATTGCAAAAGAAATTGCAGATGGCGTAAAGAAGGGATCGGGAGCTACAACTACTCCAGATGTAACTGGAAAAGATTCATCATTAAGTACAGCAATTTTTAGCGGAACAACAGAAGAAAAAGATTTAAAGAAAAAGCTTGAGGCAAAAGTAAAAGGTGAAAACTCAGTTCTTAAAACTTTAAGAGATCAATTATCAGTTGAACAAAAGAAAACTGCAGAAATAAAGCGTCAACGTGATTATGATCAGCAACGACAAGATTTAAATAATCAAGCAAAGACAGCTCTTATATCTGGTAACTATTTGCAAGCCTCAATGTTCAGACAACAAGCAGCTGGAGCTGCAGTAGATTTTGCTGCGGGAACAAAAGAAAGATTAGCACAAGATCAAATAGATAAGATTCAAGCAAGAACAGATGTATTCTCTCAAGCACTTGCTGATTTAAATGATGCTATTGCCAACGGAATTAAAACTATTAATGGTACAATTAAAACTCCCGCAGGATTAGCAGCACTCGCAGCTGGCAAAACAGAAGGTTCGGTTATCAACGTTACTATTAACGCAAATGGATCAGTGTCTGGTAAAGAGATAGCATCACATGTTGTTCCAGCATTAAAATCTGTTAATCCTAAAGCTAAGGTTTCTCATAATAACACAAAGGTAACAAATCAAGGGGTACATAAATAATGTCATATGCAATAGCACAAGGTATTCAAGTATCTATAAATGGCACAGACTGGTATCAGCTATCTGATCATAATCGTCAACCTATAGATATTACCTATACCCTTATTGAATCAACAGATAGAATGGCAAATGGAACTTTGCGTAAATATATTGTTGCCCGCAAATTTATTATATCTGCAGACTGGACAGACTTCCCTTCACTAGATTCAAATGTAGTAGATGCTGGAAATAATGTACATGCAGCAGCATGGATTAAAGCATTTTATGAAGGTAATTATGCAAACCCAGTTTATGTTAAATTAATTTTTGCACAAGAAAAAGCTGTACAAAATTCAGTACCTCAAGCAAATTCTTATACAGATTCTAAGACAACCCCAGTTGAACCAACTCAGGCTATATACACTGCCTATATGACTACGTTCACATATAATATTAAAAAGAGAAGACAGGGGTACGATTACGTAGACCTTAAAATAGAATTTACGGAGGTTTAATGTTATCTGTATCAGGCGTATCCAATAGCATATTCCTTAATTCAAACTCTATAGAGTTGACTCCAGTTGTATCTGCTGAGTGGAACCAGAACCTTTTTAACCCGCCATACATAACAGTGGCTGGAACTGGAACTAAAGAATCCATATCGTACACATCTGGCTCAACAATATCTGATTCTACAAGCACAAACCCTAAAGCTTCATTTACAACCAAAACATTTTTAATGTCTGGCGGGCAAGGTGGAGTTACATACACAGTAACACCAGGAAGTTCTAGCAGTGCTTATAAAATCGTTACTTATATAAAGACAGATAACGCTTCTCCAATTATGGTAAATGCTTATGCAAAAGGATCTTCTACGCAATATGGCTCTGAATCATCTGAGGCAAATTCTTTTGGATGGACAAAGGTTGAAACAATTATAGGCGGATCTAATTCATCTGACACCATATCTTCATTTACATATACATTATCTTGCAACTCTTTTTCTACAGATCAGATAAATCCAAATGTTTATTATACTGTTCCAGAAGTTTATAGCACTACATTCTTTGATTATCAATATAGTTCTTTATGGCCAACTAATAGTGTGTTTTCATATTTTAGACCAGGCGAATCATATGTGCCAAGCGGGGATATAAATTGCACATTCCCAACAGACTTTAGAAAAGTTAATACATCTATTCTAAGTAACTATGCTTACACAACATACTCACCAATTAGTCCTGTTATGCAGAATCCAGGATTTACTTTTGCTTCAGCTCCCGTCCCAATTTATAAGAATTCTTTGCCAAACGATATGGCAGCATACAAGTACTTTGTTTCAGATTCAACAACTAAGAGCATTACTGGCATATATGAGCAAAATATAAGTGCTAATAAAATTGTTATTAAAATGAACACACTAGCAACAACACCAACTGTTAGCGTTGCCATTGATGGAACAACAATATCTGTTGATGGTAGCACATCAATTGTATTCCCATCAACTCAAACAACAGCTGACGATAACCCAAATATTGACGGCGTTCTGGTTCTTTACTGGACTGGATCAGCTTGGACAAAAACAAAATGGTCAACAATGCCAAAGTTTAATAATGATGGCTCAGTATCAAAGTATACTTCGTTTAAAAAGGTTACAATAACTCAGGTAGGACAATCAACAAAAACTCAATTTGCGGGGTATTCAAATTCTACCGTTTCCACAGACCTTAGCAGAATGCACCTAATTGAAATATCTCCAAGATTAGAAATTGATTTAACAAGCTTTGTAAAAGATGTATCAATTAACAAATCCCTAGACAGCAAGAACAACTTTGTTCCAATTTCTTCTATCAATACAGATGATGCATCAATTAGCCTTTCAGCAATCCCGCTATACTCAAACAACTCTCCAATTCCAATTTTTTCAAGCCAAAGCAATCTGTCAGTTAATATACTTTCAAATATGCTCAGAAAGAATATAAAGTTCAAGGTAAGCTTTAATCTTAAAGGGTATTTTAATCAAGGATACACAGCTGTAAATAAATATATTCCAGGTGGCGTGTTCTATTCAGATTCATGGAATGAAACAGATATTAAAGATGTAAATATTCAATGTTTTGATATCACTAGATATTTGCAGACAACCCCAGTTCCAGACTATGTTGCAAACCTCAAGAGCGTATTTGAGATCATTACCAATATATTAGATTTGGCGGGATTCACAGATTACGATTACGATAGCCTTTATACAATATGTAACGATAAGACAATGCCACTAGATTTAGCCTACTATTATTGCAATAGTAAGGACACAACAATTCAAGAGGCTTTGGCTCAAATATTCCTAGCTTATCAAATAGGTGCATATATTGATGAATATGGAATTATGAAGTTTAAGAGTTTGTCCAATATTCTTGCACAAGGATCATCATTAATGACTATTACAGATGGCAATATTATTGAAAGCGGATATTCTATAGTTAACAAAGCAAAGCCTGGAAAGATATCTCTAAGATACCAATCTCCAAAAGTTAAGCAATCACTTGCTTTGCAAAATGCTACAAACGCAGATATTAAGAATTCACCTTCATTTATTTATACTACATCTAACGATGTTGTATGGAAACAAGAAAGCGTTGATTCAGTTGGCTTTAATTATTTAAACTCAAACATGCCTATAAACAGCAACAGCTTTCAAATTAATGTAAATGACCTTCTTGATATATTCCATACATTTACTTTGAACAACAATGGATATGCAATCATAGAAAATGAGATTGTTTCTTTTGTTTATAAGCAGTACACAATATCAAATAATTCTGGATCTATAACAGTATCCGTAAAAAATGATTTAGAGTTAGCAGCAGAAATAAACAGATTTGTTAAAAAGTATCAGGTAGGAATTGTAACTTCAGACGGAAGCACTAAAGCAGATTATGATGTAACCGTAACCCCAACGGGATACATTACAGATGTTCAAAGAGGTTTATTTGGAACAGTTGCTTCAGCACACACACTAGTCTCATCTGGAATAAGTGACAAGGGGCTGGTAGAGTCTACAGCTAATTCTTCTTATGCAGTATCCTCAACCTCTGGACATACATCTATATCAAACAATCATGATGATAATAGCAATAATCCAAGTGTAAATAAGATTCAAGTATCAGCTGCAGCAAATACAAAAACGATGATATATTCTGGAACAGAAACAGATCAAGGCTATAGAACATATTCTGTAAAGTTTGATTTGTACGATTTACAAACATCAGCCACTGGTTTATTCTTTAATATGATAGGCACATCTTCTGCTGAAGGAGCATACTTTGTTGAGTTAATCAAGTATGCTGATTCTGGAAAGTACAAATATGTTATTGCTGTTTACACAGTATCTGGTGGTCTTCCAGCCTTGATAGGTTGGTCAGATGTGACGGGAATCACAAACAAGATAATTGATAACTTTGAAAAGGTATTAGTTAAAACTGGAAACACAGCAAACTATTCTTATGTAGCAGCAACAGATCAAGCATTTAAATTAAAGGCAATTCACTATCCATCAAATGGAGAAGATGGAGAAGATGTTGGAGAAGTAATAAGCATTTTCTTAAACAATGTTGAAATCACAAGTTGGCAGGTACTTGGGTCTACATCTTATACATCAGCAAATCCTTGGGTTTCTACAGATAAAAATCCAATAACAAAAAGAACACAGAAATTAGTTTTGCCAACAACTATTACAACAGGCTCACACTTTGGATTCTTTACATCAACAAAACCTATTCCGATTTTAGGCTTAGCCTACCCAACAGTATCTTCACTCTCAATTACTGGAAACTTAAGAGAAATTTATGCAACTCAAAAAGCTTTAAAGGAAAGAAGCGTAAGTTATTATTTGCAAGATAGAGAATTCTTAAATGGCTTGGTGCAGGGACAAAACCTTGCATCCCGATCACACTCATACATTATGCAAACAAATCCAGAAATTATTGGTATAAATGTTTATGATGTTCAAT